TGCAGACGCGCAAAATGGGACTTCAAAATAATTCATTAGAACATTCGTTCTATAAATAATTGTTGTAAAAATTACCACAATGCGCTACAATTCAATTAAGGAGAATTAATTTATGGGTAATTGTTTGGTTTGTGGAAATTATTTCGAAACGGATAAGGTAAATAAAGATAGACATAAATTTTGTTCAAAAGAATGTTGGGAGAGTCGATACATTCCAAAATATAAATATAATTGTGAAAAATGTGGCGTTGAATTTTATAGCAAATTTAAAACTACTAGATTTTGCTCAAAGGAATGTTATCTTGACCGAAATTTCAAAACAATTAAAAATGTATTGCATAAGAAATGTTCTACGTGCAAAGAATTTAAAATATTATCAAGGGATAATTTCTACAATAGCAAATCAACAAAAGATAGATATGGTGGAGTTTGCATTGAGTGCAACAAGAAAAATGGGAAAAGAAGGAATGGGGATGAAGTACACATTGCTCGCTGTAGAAAGTATCATTTAAATAATAAGAACAAAGCTATTGCTTATCGTTTACGTCCTGATATCAAGCAACGGCAGAATCTTAACGAAGCACTTAGGAAGAAAAATGATCCACATTTTGCATTAAAATGCAGGATGAGAATTTTAATGTATGCCTCTATTCGTAAAGTAAAAAATGCTAGGACTTGGCAATCCATTGTTGGATATTCTGTTGATGACTTAAGGTTGCATATCGAATCATTATTCACAGGCGGAATGAGTTGGGAAAGGTTTATGAATGGTGAAATACACATAGACCATAAATTACCAGTTTCTAGCTTTAACTATAAATCAACAGAAGATGAAGAGTTCCAAAAGTGTTGGGCACTTGATAATTTGCAACCTTTATGGTCTTTTGATAACATTAGTAAGGGCAATAAAATAATTAATAATGGAGATATGTTATGCCGTACCCAAGAAAACCAACAAAGTTAAAATTACTCGAAGGAACTTATCGTGAAGATCGTCATGGTAAAATTGAGGATGAGCCACAACCCGACACCGAGATACCTGATTGCCCCCTAGAATTGTCTCTGGTAGCTAAAAAGGAATGGATGAGGATCACACCATTATTAGAAGAACTAGGGCTTATAGCTCAAATTAATCGCACATCATTGGCTCAATACTGTTCTGCTTATGCTCGATGGATCAAAGCTGAGCAGATGTTGATTAAGCATGGTGAGGTTATAATGATCGTCAAGGATGTTAGAAGAGGTAAGATGGGAACGGGGAAATATGATAAGCCGGATTCTCCAGTTGGTGATAAGATTTACTGTGTAGCTAAGAAATCACCTTGGCTTGATATATCATTGAAGGCATCCCAGGAGTGTAGGAAGTTTGCTGTCTTATTTGGCATGACCCCGTCATCAATAGGTGGAGTTACGCCTGTTGCAGAGCCTAAAAAGAAGGATAATAAGGAACAGCCGAAGGATAAGAATAGGTTTTTTAAATAATATATAAAATAATCCTTGACAATTTAATTTATATAATATATTAAATTGTAAAAATTAACCATAGAAAGGATTATTAACATGAATAGAATGGGCGTTTGGCGGCAAGGGAATATTCGTAAAAATATTTATAAATATAATGAAAAGCTGCACAAGAATAGAATGGGTCATTGTGATTTTCTCCCCAATGATGGTGATTTGTGTATTTGTGTCGAACCAGCGGGAGATTGCTTTGATCGATACGTGGTAGTGAGGAAATGTGATGATGGTTGTTATGTGATGGTCGGGGAATTTGGTGCTTATGCTTTTGGTGATTCTTGCGGAACGGTAAATGATAGGGAGTTTCATTTACTGCAAGCTGGTGAACAAGTTAGATTAATAAATTTATAAAATAATCCTTGACAATATATTAAATTAGATTTATTAGTAGCTCGAAAATAAAATTCAACCAAAGAAAGGATTATGGAAATGTTTAAATCAATCAAAATAAAAATAATGGAATATGTTTATGACACAATTCATAGTGTAACTCGCATCGACATAGATTACCATGAAAAAAAATGCCACAAAATAAAAAATATACCAGATTTGCTTGTTTGCGAAACTTGTGGATGTTATATCGCGCCTGGTTTTGCTATATCGGGGAATCAGGAAATAAGGCATAATCAATGTGGGGCAAGAACACTTAATATGTCGCTAAATGGTGATTATTTTTATACCAAAGAAGGTCATGACTATATCTACACTCCTTATTATTGTAAGGTTCATGCGCCTAAGGTTAAGAAGTAGATAAATAAATTTTTATAAAATAACACTTGACAATATAATAAATTATGATAATAGTATTTCCGAAAGTTGAGAATAAACAGTTTTAGTTCTTTGAAATTTTAAATATGGATAGTGTGGCTCAGTCCGGTAGAGCAAAAGTATAAAAGACACTCTTGTCGCTTATTCCCCGTATGGTGGCGCAGGCTAGAGATACTTCATTGGAACTTTTGGCCGCTGGTTCAAATCCAGCCACTATCCCCAAAATATAACCGATGGCGAAGATAGCGGTTACTTCTTCTGGTGAAAACACCGTTATCGTTTATTCCTCGGTTTACAAATTATCGGTGGCGAAGATTATGGATACTTCTCTGCTAAGAATGCTGCTTCGGCAGCAACTTCCTTAATCGCTTATTCCCCGATATTAATTCCTACAAAAAAGGTATGGTGAAAAATGACGAGAGTCGCACATAACAAAGGAAAAACTCAATTCCCAACACTTCAAGCATTCCTTGAAAAAACTCGAAAAGAGAAGAATGGTTGTGTTTACTGGACCGGAACTTGTTGTCCGAAAGGTTATGGGAAATCCCATTATAAAGGAGAAACCCGTACACATCGAATATCATGGATGTTATTTAAAGGGGACATTCCGAAAGGACTGCACGTCCTTCATAAGTGTGATCATCCATCCTGCGTTAATATTAAACACCTTTATTTAGGCACAAACCAAGATAATATGAATGATAGAACGCTTCGGGGAAGGACTGTTGTTCCAGACAATCGTGGTGAAAAAAGTGGGACAGCGAAGTTAAATATTAACCAAGTAAATGAAATTCGGTCTGCTAAACGAGGGACAATTACAGTGTTGGCGGCATCATTTGGAATATCCAGAAGTGCCGCATACGCTATTAGGACAGGAGCAAGGTGGAATAAATGAAAACGAATAAAAAAGTAGCGCCCATAAAAACTCACGAAGGAGCCAAGGCTCCACATATTAACGCATATCAGCAACTCCGGCGATCTGTCTGTTCCTGCATGTTATGGGAATCCGGTTTTTATGAAGATGGTGAAACAATTGCAGATCGCATTGCATCATTGACGAAAGAAGTATCACCGGAAAAAGTTGCTAATCTTGCAATCGAAGCTAGGATGAAATTCAAACTTCGACACATACCCTTGTTATTAGCCAGAGAACTTGCGAGAATCGGCTACAAGAAGACTTACGAAATTATCAAAGAAGTTATTCAGCGCCCCGACGAATTGACGGAATTTCTGGCAATCTATTGGAAAGATGGACGTTGCCCGTTGTCCGCTCAGGTAAAAAAAGGATTGGCGGCAGCATTTACAAAATTTAATGCTTATCAGTTGGCAAAATACAATCGTGACGAGGCAATAAAACTTCGTGATGTATTATTTTTATCTCACGCAAAACCTGTCAATGATGAGCAAGCTGCCGCCTGGAAGAAACTTGTCGATGGTACCTTGGAGGCTCCCGACACATGGGAAGTTTCCTTGTCTTCCGGTAAAGATAAAAAAGAGACATGGGAACGCCTGTTGTCCGAAAATAAACTTGGCGGTTTGGCATTATTACGCAATCTTCGTAATATGGAGCAGGCAAAAGTCAACGAGAGGGTTATTTTTAGTGCATTGGCATCAATGAAAACAGAACGTATTTTACCTTATCGCTTTATCGCTGCTGCCCGTTATGCCCCACAATGGGAAAATAAGATCGAACCTGTTATGTTGAAATGTTTGGACGGTGCTGAAAAATTATCTGGTAAGACAATTTTACTGGTAGATAAATCAGGATCAATGAGTGATAAATTATCGGCAAAATCAGACCTAACTCGTTACGATGCTGCTTGTGCCGTAGCTATCATGCTGCGTGAAATATGCCAGGATGTTATTATTGCTACATTCAATCAAGGAGAAGGCGTGAGAATAATTGCTCCTCGTCATGGTTTTGCTTTACGAGATGCAATGGGTACTCCTACTGGCGGGACTCCACTTGGTCAGGCTATAGAATTAATTAGCCAAAAAGACCATGATCGAATTATTGTTATTACCGACGAACAGAGCCAAGATCGAGTACCTAATCCTATTGGTCTTGGTTATATGATTAATGTTGCATCGAATCGCAATGGCGTTGGCTATGGAGCATGGAAGCATATTGATGGATTTTCGGAGGCGGTAATTGATTGGATTCGGGAATTTGAAAATATTGATATGGAGTAATTAACATAGGTAACGGTCCAAGTAAAGCTAATGTTTGGGGGAAAGCAAGTAGCAGCTTGTATAGTGTGAAGTCGATTACTTTGACAACCAGCGCGGACCGTTACACACTTTAAGGGAATTATAATATGATAGCAGTAGTTGGATCAGGAAATGTTGGAATGATTGGTAGAATAAGTGATATGATGATAAATGAAACTTCTGTTGTAAAAAATATTGGAGTTATTGTTATAGATTCAATTGATTCAACTTCAAATAGCAATTGGCCCAATAGAAATTTTTCTGATATCAAACTATCTGACTATTTTCAAATACCAATAATTGATCCTGATAATGAAATTCGTTCACGATCAGCAAAACAGAAATCCAAACTACGCAACAGGCGCAGAAGTTTTTATAGTAAAGAAAATATTTATGAAGGGTAGTTATGAAACAACAATGCTTGAGTGATGCTGAGTGGGAATGTAGTCGATGTAAGAAGATTTTTGTTCCTACTACCAAAATTCGTAGTCAGGCAATAACGCGAAATTCTCAATTTGTTTATTGTTCGAGAAAGTGTCTTAACGAAAGACGTTTACATCCAGAAAGTATAGATTTATTTTTTTGTTTTGGGTGTAACACATATAAAACTATTGATGCATATTATAAACAAAAAACATCAAAATACGGGATTAGTGTATTTTGTAAAATATGTCACAATTTTAAACAAAAAATATATTTTGATAATAATACAGGACAATATAGGAAGGTTAAACGTAAGGCTGAGGCTAAAAGGAGAGAAAGAATTGGTAAAGAGGGAATGTCGATTATTAACAAAAATAGTTATTATACCAATAGGGAGAATCGTGTAAAATCATCAGTCGCTTACATTAAGCAACGTAGGGTTAATGATCCAAAATGGAATGCAGACAAAAGAAGGCGATATAAAAAAAATATAGTAGTAGACATTAGGGATTGTTACGTTAGGGATATTTTGAGGCTAGAAGCAATTCCAGTAATGCCTGAAACAATAGAATTAAAACGTGAACAAATTATCATGAAGAGAACATTGAAAGAATTTAAAAAATTTAGAAAGGAAAATTACAATGAATCAGATCACGCAAATGTTTATGGAGTCCAACAGTCGGATGAAGAAAATCATGAAGGGAGGATTTAATTTAACCGAAGTATCATCTGCCCAACGTGAATTTGAAGGTCAGATCAAACTTATTAACGCAGTGGTGTCAGCATATGGGATTGCATCAAAGAATAAACGTGCATTGTCTGGATTACAATCAATGAATCTTATGGATGATTCTACCGCTATTGACCTTATGCTTGGTGATCCTAACGATGATAAGATAAAATGTTCTGAACATGATAATCTAATCACTCGCGCTGAGTGCTTGGACTATTCAGGATCGCATGTGGATGAATGTATGGGGTGTCAGCAGGGGATATTAACCAAGGATAAATTAGGAATCAAAAAACAAGGAGAATAATATGATTAATAATATTGCAAACAATCTATCGTTGTTTATTTTTTTATTGTTATTTATTGGTTTTGGTATAGGTTGGTTAAGCTTATGGATAATTACGAAAATAATTGAACATAGGCAATTAAAGCATAAACCAGTAGAAATAAGATCATTGGACGCAATGATAAAAATAGTTGAACGTGATATCTGTTCTTTAAAAGTAGGAGAAATTCCATATATTCAAGATAAGATAAAAAATGATTCTGTTGCTTTGGATAAAATTAATAACGTAACATTGCCTGAGTTGGGAAATATATTACAAGTTTTAAAAATGTTAAAAAAGGGGAAGATTAATAATGGACAATAACAAAGCAAATGAATTTTCAAGAAATATTAATAGTGTCATTAATGATAAAAATAAAATCTTAGAAGAGCATGAACTTAAAATATCATTAATTGGTGATAAGCGCCCTCATTACCAATGTGGGTTTTGGGGTAATTTTTATGTTCACAACGATGGCTCTTTGAGGGTTGAGCGAATTAATAACGATTTTCCTCCCTCCATGGTTCGTATTTTGGGATTGGCAGAATGGTTAATTGAGACATTCAAGGAAAAAGAATAATAATAAGAAAGGAATAAATCACAATGGGCGAAGCAAAACGTATGCAGGACTTAGGTTTTAAAATGAATCCTAATGCAAATCAACAACCGCAGCAAATTCAAGTTGATCTCAGAAACGCTACTCCTCAAGTTTGTAAATGTGGGAACAATTTATTTCAACCAGCGATCATGCTATTTTCCGTATCGGCGCTATTATCACCTACTGGTCAGGAACTATTAGCGCAACAGCCGGTGATTATATGCGTGAGTTGCGGGGAACAGTTTACTGGTGAGAAGAAAATTGTGGAGGGTTAAAAATGGATGAATTAAAAAATAGGAAGGAGATTCTATGTGGATACGAACAAAAGATAAAAAATGGTATATCTGTGAATTGTGTGGAGTTAATTATGTTACATGGGTAACGAAACAAGATATATTATTTGCGCTAATATTTCCTGCTGATAAAATTGATGATTGGGTTATGATTATGGAGTCGATGACTGGTAAAAAATTAGAAAAAGTAAAGGTTGGGTAACAATATGGACGAATTAAAAATTAACCAGGAAGTCAGTAAGCTACTAACTCATTTAAAATCTCAAGATTTAAGGCCTGAAGAGAAGATTGCAATACTACACTCAACCATAGCTTGTATCGAACAGGTAAGATTACAACAGGCGATATTGGAATCAATAATGTTTATGCCTATTGATAGGAAGACGATTAATTGATGCCCAAGAAAAAATCAACCACTCCAGTTAAACAATCTGCTGATCGCGCTACTCGTTACGCTATTGACGTTGTTGAGAAGCGAATTATAGCAGGTACTCATGTAATAGACTCGTGCAAACGTCATTTGCGTGATCTTGAAAAATCAGGTGATGACTGGAATTATTATTATGACCAAAATGAAGCTCTTGAGGCGATGGCGTTTTTTGAAGAAATACTTTGTCTCAACGGTGGGCAATTTGAGGGTAAGCCATTCTTGCTTTTCCCTTGGCAGACTTTTGTAATTTCTAGTATCTTTGGATGGAAACGTAAAAGTGACAATATGCGGCGCTTCAGAGTGGTTTATTGTGAGCAGGGAAAAGGAAATGGGAAAAGCCCGATGGCCGCTGGCATTGGTTTAAAGGGGCTTGTGGCCGATAATGAACCAAGGTCGGAGATATATAGCGCAGCATGCTTCAGGGATCAAGCGATGGTACTTTTCCGTGATGCCTGCGCGTTTTTGATCAGAGTGTGGAATTAAAAAAACGCTTAAAAGCATCAGGTTCTGGAGAAAAAAGATGGAACTTGTCTTATCCAGAAACAGGTTCTTTTTTCAGGGTAATATCATCTGAGAAAAAGGGGCAATCTGGCCCTCGTCCGCACATGGCTTTACTTGACGAAATCCATGAATTTCCTGACGGCAATATTATTGAAATGCTTCGTGCCGGTTTTAAGTTTCGTCGCCAGCCATTATCTTTTATGATAACAAATTCTGGATCGGATAAATCTTCAGTGTGCTGGGAGTATCATGATCTAGGAGCTAAGGTTGCTGCTGGAGTAGTAGAAAACGAAGAATTTTTTTCTTTTATATGTTCTCTTGATGAAGAAGATTTAGTTGATGATAGATTTCTTGATGATGAGAGTTGTTGGATAAAAGCAAACCCATCTCTTGATGCTGGAATACCTGGATATGATTATATTCGTCAACAAGTACAGGAAGCGCGTGGGTTGCCTTCCAAAATGGCTACTGTTAAACGATTGTGCTTTTGTGTTTGGGTTGCCGCCGATAACCCTTGGCTCTCCGGTGAACTCTGGTTTGGTTGTCAGCAGTCAGGAGGTATTCCAGAATCAATATTAACTGGCCGCAAATGTTGGGGTGGATTAGATTTATCTTCAACCCAAGACTTAACTGCTTTCGCATTACTATTTGAACCTGGGTACGTTGAGCAAGAGTTCATCGAAATGGAAATTGGTAAAGGTAGTAGTTGGCAACCTTGTGAGCGCAAATTTGATCCATTCTGGCGATTAAAATGCTGGTTCTGGATACCAGGAGATAATCTATTGGCAAAAGAAAATATCGACCATGTTCCTTATACTGTATGGCGTGATAAAGGATACTTAACAGCATTACCTGGACGAGCTATTAATAAATCCTCAGTGGTGAAATTAATTGCTGAAACATCTCGTAAATTTGATTTACAGGGAATAGCTTTTGATCGTGCTAAGATTAAGGATTTAGATGAATTTGCGGAGAAGTCCGGTGTTGAATTAACATTTGGCTCATGGAACCGTGAAAAGCGCCAGTGGGATTGGGAGCCTGGGGATGGAATTAGGATGATGCCATTTGGACAGGAATCTAGGTCAATGGACCCTGCGATTAGCAAATTTGAAGGCATGTTATCGAGTAAAGGTGAGATTGTAGAGAATAATCCTGCACTACTCCACGATGGTAATCCTGTATTAACATGGTGTGCGGCTAACGCAGTAACGATTGAGGACGAGGATAAGAATCGTAAATTATCCAAGAAGAAATCAACTGGTCGCATAGATGGGATAATATCAGCAGTAATGGCATGTGGGGTATCGGAGAGTAATGCTACTGGTAAGTCGGTGTTTGATGGCAAGGATAAAGAAACAATTAAGAGAATGTTGAGAGGAGAAGAGTGATGAGCAGCAAAAGAGAAAAAGTTTTTTGTAAGGATTGTCAGCATATAATAAAGCCAAGTGGCGCTCTTTACGAGCCACACCCTGAATCAATTTGTAACAATAGCATGGTCATGGATTATGTTATTGGGGAAAGAAAACGTATTCAATGTAAGGCTAAGAACACAGTAGGAATTTGTGTTGATTTTCTTCGTAATGAAATAAATAGCAAGCAATCAGAATCCCATCACGTTGCGTTTACCAAAAGTTCAAAAACTTACCATTATCCGCCATTATCATTTTTGGGGAAAATACTTAAAGTAGTAAGGAAATTTAGAGATAGGAATAAAAATCCTTTTGTTAAATTATAATTTGACAATCTATAAGATTAAAGGTGAAGAGTGATGAATACTGAAGAAATGATATTAGAATTTGAGCGTAAACGAGGTAATTTTATAAGAAAATATAATGGGATGATTATGCCTACCCATGCTATTGTTAGTAAAAATATATTAAATTGTTTACTGGCAAATCAAAAAGAACAGTATCTTTCCATTAATCTTAGTGATTTTAGTAAGGACACAATACGAGGATTGCCGATATTGATTGATCAAGTTCGTGATAATACAATTGGATGGGCATATGTTGTAGTATGATATTTATATTTGACAATCTAATAAAAATGAAATATTAAGAAATCCACTACATTATTGAAAGTGTTATTTTATGAGAATTGATATTAAACTTTTATTGCACCATAATTGGAATTATCCCGTGATTGGCATTAGATTATTAACAATGAAAAATAACTATGGTTTTGTTTTTAGAATTAATGAATTTATTGTGAAGTTATTAAAATTAATTAATTGGAATGATATTAGGGTGGAAAGTGTTAAGAGAAGAAAGATATTTAATTATCGAAAGGAATAATATGCAAGTCCCAATTTTACCAGAAGGTATTAAATTTGAAACAATAAACATTCCAGATAATGATGCTGATTTTATAAATCAATTAAAGGTTTCAGATTTTATTGATTTTATCGAATGGAGATTATTTGCATTAAATTCATTAACAAATAGTATATCGATAAACAATACATTATTGAAAGGAAATAACTAATGGGAAGACCTTTTAAAGTACAGCCGGTATCTAATGTTGACCAATCAGACAATAATAATCAACAATCAAACCAACTTTCTTCAGAGGAAATACCATTATCAGGCTACAAAGAATTAGTAACTAATGAATTATTGTCAAATCCCATTCCTGGTCTTCCCGACAAGCCAACTTTCCGAGTCTCAGAGGTAGCCAATTATTTCGATGTGTCAGAGCGCACGGTTTATTTATGGATCGAACATGGACACTTAGCAATAGAATACACTCCTGCTGGGCAAAAGAGAATTACAAGAGAATCTATCAATAGCTGTAGATTTAAACCCAAGAAACACGTTAATAATCTACCAGACAGTTCCACAGATTCATAGCATTGCATAAAACTTCTGATTTATATGCTATTGGAATCATTCATACTTTGACATTCTTGTAACTTTCTATTATCCTCAAATCGAAACTTGTAGAACGATTGTTCTATATAATTGTTTTGATTGAGGATAATAGCTTTTGAAAATAAAACAAACAATTTTAACATTATTCTGGTCCCTGTCTAACTTAATTGAATTTAAGTTCGACATCAGGGACTTTTTTGTATTCTCCGGCTTGTATATCCTCAGCTACGGATTGTATCTCTACGCTCCGTGGTTAGGATATTTTATCGGTGGCTTGTTGTTGATGATTATAGGTTATTTGATGAAGGATAGTAAATAATGGGCATTGTTAATCGCATACCCAAGCCAGCATTTATAAACAATCTATCCTTGACTGATCCTAAAGCATGGAATCCATCTTTGTGGAACATGGCTGGTTCACAATCACTATCTGGTGAGAATGTAAATGAACATACCGCACTTACTTATTCTGCCGTCTGGAATGCAGTCAACCTCTATGCTGGTGCATTATCCACATTACCATTACATTTGTGCCGTACCGATGCCAATAAGACTCTAAAAGTAACTGAAAAACGTCTATATCACTGTCTCCATAGTTCATTCAATAAACTTATGACCGCGCAAGTTGGCAGATCAGTAGGCATAGCTCACTTAATGACATGGGGAAATTGGTACGCTGAAATTGTCCGTAATGGGATGGGTGAGATTGTTGAACTCTGGCCCATAACTCCTAACCGTGTAAAAGTTGAAATGAAAGATGGGGAACTGGTCTATCGTATTAATGTTGACAGCAAAGAATATATTTTTAATCGTGATAAAATCCTCCATATTCCCGGATTAGGTTTTGATGGGTTCCAAGGCTATTCAATAATTGCAATGGCTCGTAAATCTATTGGTCTTGGAATGGCGATGGAAACATTCGGTTCTTTATCCTTTGGTCAAGGCACTCATCCTGGTATCACAGTAAAGCATCCTACTCAATTAAAAGACCCCAAAACATTCAGGGAAGCATTTACTGAAGAATATAGTGGGTTATCTAATGCTCATAAAGTATTGTTGTTGCAAGAAGGCATGGAAATAGAAAAAATAGGTCTTCCTCCTACAGATATGCAATTTTTGGAAAGCAGGAGTTTTCAGATTCCAGAAATTGCTAGATGGTTTAATCTGCCTCCTCATCGTCTCAAGGACATGACAAAGACTTCATTTAGTAATATAGACTCGGAGCAGCAATCTTACGTTACCGATTCTTTATTGCCAGTAGCAATCAATATCGAACAGAATCTTGATTTACAATTACTCACATATACTCAAAAATATATTAATCAATTTTTCTTCCGTCATAATTTTGATGGATTACTTCGTGGTAACGCGAAAGATCGGGCTACTTACTATAAAACAATGGCAGGAATTGGAGGGATGACAATTAACGAAATCCGCGCTAAGGAAAATTTTGATCCAATAGACAGCCCTTATGCTGATGAACCATTTATTGCAATTAATAACATGATTCCACTTTCCAAGATAGACGAGTATTTAAAAAATCAAACAAAGTCTGTAAAACCGCAAGTTAAACAACCAGCGGATGCAGATGAGGAGGATACTGATGATAGTAACTCGTAAAACATCAACAAGGTCAACCAATAATAAGCGTGAAATTGAAAATAAATCAAAAGATGAAGCCACTATTTATCTATATGGTGACATTGGTGGATACTTTGGAGTTGATCATCTTGAGTTTGTTAAAGAGTTTAATAAAATAACAGCAAGTGAAATTCATCTTCGTGTTGATTCTGGCGGTGGTGATATATTTGCTGCTAGAGCAATTAAAACAGCAATTCAGCAACATAAGGCAAAAGTGATTGCTCATGTTGATGGTCTTGCGGCTTCTGCTGCTTCATTCTTAATTATGGGATGCGATGAAATTGAGATCGTAGACGGTGGGTTTATCATGATCCATAACGCAATGTCGTTTATGGATATTTTTGGATATTTTAATATCAATGACCTTAATGAATTAATTACCGACATTGGTAAAGAAGTTGCTCTTCATGAAAAATTGAATGAATCAATTGCTAATGATTATTGTGCCAAATGTAAAAAGAAAACCAAAGATGATTTTATGTCATACATGGATGCTGAAACTTGGTTTGATGCATCCGAAGCATTAGCAATCGGGATGGTTGACCGTATTTATGATGGTGAACCAGTAGAAGGAAGTTATGATTTATCTGTATTTGCGAAAGTTCCAGAATCGTTAAAACTCCGCAACCAGAAAGAATCTAAGCGTACAATCGAAAAGGCCCTGCGGGATGTAGGGGTGTCCAAAAATAGAGCAAAGGATATTCTTGCTAATGGTTTTAATGATCAACCTGAAGAAGAATCAACTGATCGGCGGGAGGCTGAAAATGTTGAACAGCGGGAGGCTGTGGTTGAGATACCTTCTCCTGAAGTTAATACAGAAAAACCAAAAGCAAAAGATCGGATTGCTGACTTGTTGTGTAGGGCGGAAATTATAGCTCCGTCAATTTAATTAACAAAATTATTTACAAGGAGATTATAATAATGAAAACCGTAACGCAGTATAAATCAGATATTGCAAATTTAATGAAAAAGGTTGCCGACATTGATGCCAAGGCAACGGCAGAAAATCGTGAGCTTATCGATTCTGAGATTTCTCTTAAAAATGAAATGCTGGATACAGTTGAGGAAATCAATAAATCCGTAAAAGTTCTGGAACGTCAGAATCGGACTCGTGAATTATTGGAAACCGCTGAAGCTCCGGTTACCGTCAGTAAGAAAACCGAAGCTCCCCATGTTGACACTCGTGAAAAATTCGGTAGTCTTGGCGAACAGGCATTGGCAATTCTCAACGCTGGTCGCAATGGCCGTGTTGACCCTCGCCTCTATAATACGACTTCCGGCTTGAATGAGACCGTAGGCTCTGATGGCGCTTTCTTGGTTCAGAAGGATTTTTCCGCAGAACTTCTGCAAGACCTTTTCGCTACAGGCGGTTTGTGGTCTAAAGTAGGAACCAGAGTCCCGATTACCGGCAATGCAAACGGTACCGTGATCTGGGGCGTTGATGAAACTTCACGCGCATCCTCTACTTGGGGTGGTGTCGTGGTTTACATGGTTCCTGAAGCTGGTCAGATTACCGCATCCAGACCTAAGTTCCGCAGAATTGAACTTAATCTGAAAAAGGCTGCTGGTCTGTGCTACGCAACCGATGAAAATCTTGCTGATGCCGCACAGCTTGAAAGTATTATCAAACGTGGCTTCAGTTCAGCAATGGGATTCAAACTCGACGACCTGTTGATTAACGGAACTGGCGCTGGAGAACCTCTAGGTTTCCTGAATTCAGGTTCACTGGTTACCGTTGCCGCCGAGACTGGTCAGTCCGCAGGAACAATTACTGCTGAAAACGTAATCAAGATGTATTCTAGAATGTTCGCCGCTAGTTTGCCCAATGCGGTTTGGTTGATTAATCAGAACACTTTGCCTCAGTTACTCACGATGAGTTTGGCTGTCGGTACTGGTGGAGTTCCTGTTTACTTACCGCCCGGCAATACTTTAGTCAATGCCCCTGGTGGTGCTTTGATGGGTCGTCCTGTGTACCCCATTGAGCAGGCTGCTTCTGTTGGAACTATCGGTGACATTATGTTTGTCGATGTCCAGAATGGTTATGTGGTTGCTGAGAAAGGTGGACTGAAATCCGATATGAGCATCCACATGAGATTCGATTACGATGAATCAGTTTTCAGATTCATTCTCCGTATGGACGGTCAGCCTTTACGTGCTACTGCACTTACACCTTATAAGGGTGGATCGAGTTATACGCAGTCTCATGCAATTGCGCTGGCAACCCGTAGTTAATTAACCATAGCTCCGGGGATTAATTTCCCCGGATTTCCAAAAGGAGGATTTTAAATATGTTAGCAGAAAAACTCAAATTTGTTCCCATTATGAATTCAGCCAATGTAAGCACTGGTGCTGATTGTGATAGTATTGATTTGTCTGGGTACCACAAGGCTACGTTGCTGTTTACTTTCGGTGCCGTCACTACCGACATTACGCTTACTCCGAAAACCGGAACGTCAGAAGGCGCGAAAACAAATGCTATCCCCACGAAGTACGCTGCTGGTGGTGCTGTAATCGGAACTGCGGTTGCTGATTCTACCGCAAGCTGCGATGTTCTGGCCGCATGGTCTGACTCTACCACGACAATTTCATTGACCGCAGCTTCTAATAAATTTCTGGTTGTTGAAATTGATGCCGCAAGTATTACGGCAGGCGATAGCTGGTTGACGGTAACCGTAGCCGCTGGCTCCGCTGGTATTTGTCATTGTGTGGCAATTCTGGAACCTCGTTATCAGTCTAATCGGATTCCGACTTGCTTGAAGTAATCTAAACCGATACACGGTAGCGAAATTACAGTAACTACCGTGTATTAGAAAAGGAGATTAAAATGTTCGCAGAAGATATAGCATTGGTTAGGGATATAGTGAAAGAAGAAATCGCTAATTCCAGTGCGATTAAAACAGAAAAACAAGTTCCGGTGGACGTAGACATTGATAAGATCGTAAAATTAGTCTTGGATAAAATTGCTATCCAGTCTGATAAGGTCAATGTTCAGTCTGCCGATATTACCCCTAAGCGGGGAAAGGAGAAAACAAATGTTTAATGAATCAACTCGTAGAATGTTGGCTAATATGGGAGTTGGCCTGAGGGTAGATCGTGACGCAGCGGCATTGGCAGCGGCCACGACTCCTTATTTTACCGTAACTGGTGTAATTCAGTTGACAGGTTTATATGGATTGGTAACTGTAGCGTCTGGTGCTAATGCTTGTTCGTGGCTTGCTACTCCTACCGCTGGAACAGCTACTTCGCTTTGCGCTGATCTTGACATCAATCCTGCACTGGTTGGCGACCTTTTAGGTATCACTGGTGTAGTCGCTACTGCAATGACATACGGTGGTGCTGTGGTCGGTATTATGCAACCGCTTGTTGTCACCGCTGGAACCATTGACTTTATCGCAGCGGCGGCTGATGGTACTATTAGCGCACACTTATACTATCTCCCGCTTTCCGTTGGTGCTAGTGTCGTCGTGGCTTAAGGAGGTCTATTATGGCCGTTTGTATGGAAACTACGATACAGCGATGGAATGGACTTTCCTCAGATGATAAACCGTCTGTTGGAGTCCGAGAAGGGTCCACTTTCCACGCTATTGACACAGGTGAGGAATTTATCTTTCACAATAATATGTGGGAGCAAGACCTCAGAAGAATTAACGCAATTAAATATGCGGCTGTATAGCTGCGATTAGGAGGTGTAATATGTACGGACAAGATGTAAGTGGTGTGGGAAGACCTCCCCTGATTGATGCAGATAGAAAATTAATAACAGTAAATGGTGGTGGTAAATATACTGATGCAGCTATCAATGGTCGTTTATTCATGGCGGCAAATCAGACTCCAGTAGCTACCAGCACAACTTTGAATACAGCGTTTACCGGACTTGCGCTTTGCAATCCTACGGGTTCTGGAAAATTGCTTATTGTTCATGAATTTGGATGGGCCTTGGATCAATCCGCTGCTGGTGATGCAGTATTGGCTTTAGCTACCACAACTGATTCTGGCTTTGCTACTGATATTGCAATTCGTTGTGCAAGATTTGGATACGCTACGAGCGTGGCTTACGCCGATGCCGGTGCAACGATTATAGCCCCTATTATCATCAAAGTTCTTGGCTCTATTGGTACAAACACCACTACAGCATTAACTCAAAATGGATTGATTGATTTGGGTGGAAGCATAGTATTGGCGGCTGGTCGTGCATTGGTCACTGATACCACATTGGCAACTGGTGCAACTTCGATTCAGTTCAGTTTTATGTGGGAAGAAGTGGATGCTGCATAAACTGATTTTTTAAAAATTAATAAGCGGGGTGAAATATCCCCGCTATTATTAAAGTGATAAAAACAATGATTGTTCCAGGGGAGGATTATTGAGAATGAGAAAAATTGAAGACGAAAATCCCAATGAGAAAAATACTTCTATTACCTATCAAGTTGCTTTTGGAATATTAATCACAATAATTCTTATCATTGCTGGCTCTTCATTAAGCGAAACCAGAGGCGATATTAATGAGGTTAAAAA